CAATAAAAAACCCCGCCCGGCGATACAACAACCGGACGGGGCGTGTGCAGTATGGAGTTTTATTTATTTTTCATTCTTTTATATCTACCCGACAATCAACTCATGTTTTCTCCTTCTTCCGCCGCTCGATCTCGGCGAGAATGGCCTCGTACACACCATGCTGTTTCTCGCCACCGAGAGATACCCGATTCAGCGCCCACTCCAATGCCTCGATAGTCCCCTCGGTGCGAGCTTGACGCAGGGCATCACCAATAATTCTATTCCAGTTTTCTTCTCGTTCGTTCCCTAGAGCAAGTTCCATTTTTCCCAAAACCCCCCAAGCGACATTATTGAAGTCACGCATGGTCAAACTCTTTTATGCCACAGGTATATGTTTCTCGTATAACTCTTTCCCTAAAGATACCAATTTCTTCATTTTTGGTTCATGCACTTTGATCCCTTTGTATTCAATCAATTGTGCTTCCAAGTTCTTTATCCGAAATTGTAATTCGTCGTTTTCTTTTTGCAGACAAGCCTTTTCTTCTTTTGACCTCACCAGTTCTATATGAAGACCCTCCAACGCCATTTCGATATCATTAACGGCTCTAAAGGGTTCAAGTTTCCTTACACTTCTGTCCCGCGTAGCAGTTGCAGACTGTCTACCATCCAACCGATGGCGATAAGCCAGTACAGTTGTTCCTGCAACCTGTCTATTCCAGACAACATGAAATTCAGAAGCAATCTCTTTGTCGCGTGGACGAGGTTGTTTCTTCAACTGCTCGATGATCCAACTTCTCTGCTCTTCTGTAAGCGGAAGACTAGCCATTACCTGCTCCTTATAACTACTCAGTTCCCACTACTCCATCAGTCTTTTCTATCAGCGGATCTCCCAGGAATCTGTACACTCTCTCCTGACTCAACCCCTCCTTGCACATCAAGCACAGTGTCCTTCTTCCCCTCCAATCGCTTTTGCTGATCTTGTTCTTGCAATCCTTCGTCCAACACTTCTTTTTCCTCTGCTTCTTTTTCGATAATTTGGGCTTCTTTAATTTCCCCCGGTTCTTCACGGCTTTCTCCCGTTTTCCCAAAAAGTCTTTCCAGTATTCCAGGGCCTCCTCTAACCGTCAATTCCTCTCCACCCCTGCTTCCATCCATCTGAAGTCTCGCCAATCTCTCCGTCTGCTCAAACAATCTCTCTTGCTCCAAGCTCACTTGTGGATCAATAATTCCCCCCTGCACCGCTTCAAATAAAGCGTTCTTTATCATACGTTCATGTGTGAACTGAACCAGCCCCTTCATGTACTCAATTGCATCGGCCACCGTTTCCACATTCGCTTGCTCAAACTCTTTCTGGAACGCGCATACGTGGTCTACTTTGAATTTTGGGCAGGTGTCTCTTATCGGGCAGCTATTGCACGTCAACCCCGGCAGCAGCTTGGAATAAAGACCATGCTTTCTTGCATTCTGATTGCCGAGCGGGGCACCCTTTTTAAGTTCAATAGCTGTCTCTTTTACTTCTTCCAATGGGGAAAGTTCTTCCCTTTGTTTTGCTTCTTCCCTGCTCACCAATCCCTCTTTCTCCATGTAGTGCCGTCTGTAGAATCTCCCCACTTCCAGCGCCAGAATTTCGGGATCGCCGGATGATTCTCCAATTGTCCCTTCTGCAATGTCTCGAAGAGTCTCTTTTTCGGCCAGTTTTGGCATTTCTACTGGATCTCGGTGGCACAGTACAAGTGCATCTTTCAACGACACGCGAACCTCTTTCTCATCGTTCTCGTTTTCAATCGTAGGATCGAGAAGAATCTTCCCGGCCCACTCTTCCATTTGCACTTTTGACATGCTGTCTACAGTATCCGGTTTAGGAAGTGTATCGAATGGAACATGATAATCTTTCCGGCCCCGCATATGGTTGATGTGGTCCGTAATCTTCTTCCAGGTTTTCAAGTTCCAACGAAGAATCTCCGGTGCCTCGTCTCTCTCGATCTTCTCCCAATCCAGACCAAGACTTTCAATCTCTTTTCTGTAACGTCGTCTCTGTTGTTTATCCGTGAATCTTAGCTTTACCAACTTATTCCCGACAAAAAGATGTGTCTCGCCAAAGACCTCACACATTTTTGGTGTCGTGCTGTCAACTGAGTACCACGGATGTTTTAGCATCTTCTCCCAAACCGTAAGTCCCAATCCATGCAACCTGGTTCCATGTTGCTCTGCCACAGAAAACAAACCATTCATATGAGGAGCTGGAATCTCTTTTGTACTTCCGCTTAGCGCCACATACCTATATTCTTTGCACATATCGATAAAATCTTCTTTGCTCATCGTGTCTTGACGATAGACATAGAGAATCAACAGACCTTTTTCTTCCAGCGGCTTGAAATACTTCTCCCTCCATCTTCTTATCGTCTTGAATCCGAAGAACACATCCAGATCCATCTCTACTGCCGCAAAACAATACTTTCCGTACTCTTCCAGCCATTCTACATACTTCCGCAAGTACCTTTTTGCTTCTTTCTTCGTCATGCTCTCATTTTTCTTCATCAACGTGTTTGCACCACTATCTACCAGGATTTCCACTTGGGGAGTTTTCAATTTCCTGTTCTTGACGGACTCACTTTTTTTGCCCGTTTGGAGATAATAGTAAGAGATTAGCTGGCTGTTCATGCCACATTCTAATCCAGTGGTATAAAATCTGGGCACTTCCGTCCCGGCAAAAAACAAGTGAAACATCAGTCCCTCACCCGCACAATTTTCGCCCCGCAATACTTCATTGCCTTTAACCTACACTTGTTACTCAACTCGTCGCAATTCTCGTTCCAATGGTTTCCATCATGCCCGCGCAACCAAGTCCAGATCGCAGTATGAAACTGGGCCTTTCTTCTCAATATCACCCAGAGATCTTTGTTTGTTGTTATCTTCCACCTACCGCTCATCCCTTCCACAACATACTTGCTGTCTGAAAAGACTTCCACAGATTGTCCTGGCCCAACCAACTGTGTAAGCTTGTTCATCCCAATAATTGCTCCCCACAATTCAGCCCGGTTGTTGGTACATTGGAAAAGAGATTTTACTGCTTCCCCGATTTTCTCCCAACCTTTTCCACTCTTCCCGGAATGCTTCTTCAAAATGATTGCAGATGCGCCGCCAAAACCATTTGGATTTGGGTAGCAAGATCCGTCCGTGAAGACCCTGTAGTTAAAATCAAGGTCCATCAGACCAACTGTGCTTTTCTCAACCGCCATCTCGCCTCTCCATAGCTTGCTTTCGCTCTTCTCTTTACTTCTGTTTTTTCGTGGCCAAAAACCAATCCCCAGCGCCATTTCTTACCCCATTTCACTTGTGATATCCACAAAACTTTCTTCCTCACCTTCGGGTATCTTCTAAAAGGCATATCAGAATACAAATACCCTTTTCTCACACCACCTCTCCCACTTAAAAACAGCGTTTTCAAAAATTTCTATCTCACTGTTTTCTTCTTCTTTTTCTTGAGCGGCAGTTGCTGATTCTCCAAATTAAAATTAATTTCTGCAAGCACCGAATCAATGCTGGTATCTCTAATCAATTTGTATTTCGGCAAAAACATATTCGATTCAATCTGCTCAATATGTTTGTCCAAATAGGCATACAACTTTTTGTCTGAATCCACTAAGAGTGAATGCCGTCGTTCTTCTATGCAAACACGCCCTGTTGTTCCAGACCCCGCAAAGAAATCTAGAACTATCGAACCTTCAAAAGATAGTCCTCTCACAAAGCGTCTGATAAGTTCAGCGGGCTTTTGCGTAGTATGTCCAACCCTTTCAATGGAATTGCCATTCAATCTTCCCAGTTCCCAAACATTCGTTGGGTTCTTCCCCTTCTCAATACTTTCAGGATTAAGACGCTTATCTCGTTTATATATCTCTTTTGTCGCTTCATCAAAAGGGATTCTAACCGCATCTAAATCAAAGTAGTATTTCTTTGTTTTAGACAGCCACACGGCCTCCTCATGTCTATTCGCAAAAAATCGGTGCGCACTCATTCCATTTTTGTAGTACCAAATAACCAAATTGACGAATCGCAAAGCTGTTTGATGGCGAGTATAATGAAGGATTTCGAGGAGATCACCTTTCTTCAAATCCTGATACTGAAATCCCCCAAAAATTACACAGTTTCCTGAGTCAGACAGTGTACGATAAATATGATTCAACCAGTTCTTAGCCCATTCAAGATAGTCTTGAAAAGTATCCCACTTCTCTAAATCAAGATTGTATGGCGGGTCAATGAGAATTAATTGAACCGATGAATCAGGTAATGTTTTCAAGAACTCAACCGCATCTTGAATAAAGAGTCCGTGAATTGTGTGTGATGTTGTGACTCCATCAATTCTTGAACTATGCAACTGACCATTTTTTTTCATGCGGTTCATTGCAATATGTCCACTATTAAAATGTGACTTATTTGCCATGTAGCTCATTCCTTATTGTACTTCTGTGACTGTCAGAGTACAAATACCCTTTTCTCACACCAACTCTCCCACCGGCAATGTTCTAATATGAGTAACTTGTACACTCATTATATTGCCAATTTCTGGGTACCAGAGTCTTGCATTACTTTCGTACTCTTCCCGTACCAATTCACAAATTACTGGTATGACTTTCTTTCCCTCTTCTGGAAGCAAGACAAATTCAGATGGCATTGCTTGTGTAATAGTCCCACGCAACACCACTAAAACCTCAATTATTTTTTTCCGGCTTTCGAGTTTCACTGTTGGATAGCTTCTGTAAGATACTGATAATAAACACTCCAACATGTGCAAGAGCAATAAGAAGTGTGATAAAAACCGCCGACACTATAGCAGTTACAGGAATACTCCATAAAGGAAACATGACCCAAACCCAAGAAATGTTCCATCCTTCATGTTCTCTTAGCATGAAAAGAACGAGACTAATAAACACAAGAGCAACAGGACCACTCGTAGAACTCTTCTTAGTATTCAAAATGATAGGCACAACACCCTCCCTAGCTTGCCAATCAAGACCGTACATATTACACCTCAAACTTAATTGTCACATTCGGCTCTGTGTTCAGTTGTGAGGAACTTTTCATTTGTTCTATGCAGGAATTTATAGCATCATTAAAACCCTCTTCGTCACATTCCAAGAATACAGGTACCACTTTCTTCACCCATTCCGGCGTGTCTATTCCGTATTTGTTCACCACCACCAATGGCTTTCCCAATCCGGCGCAAATTACCAATGTGAAAAATGTTTGTGGATACCTGTCCAAATCCCAAACATCCAATGTCTCCGGACAGATCACAGCCACACAAGAACGAAGCATCTCATCAAAACTCTGGTGAGTCTTCACCAACACCATTGCAAAATCTCGACATCTCACTTTTCCACCTCAGCAAAATAATAAAACCATTTATCCCCCACTCTCGTCGTCCCCATCACATATTTATCTGTCCGCTTATTGAACTCGTCGCATAGATGGTCCACGTTGTATTTACGGAGATTCCACTTCCGACAATCGAGAGGAATTTCCATAATCACTCTCTTCCCAGCCAAGCTATTTCTCCTCATTTTTGCCTCTTCATCCACGACTTCAACAATTGCACCGCCGTCAAGCTTGCTATTTTCGGAAACCTCTCAATCAATTCTTCCACCGGCGGCATAAATGTAGGCACTGTCTTTCCACTTTCCGCCATCACAGGAGCCGCCCTACGAAGAAATCGCGGAAGAAAAACGACCACCCTGGTTCTCTCTGGATCTTCTTTCGATCTAGGGTATTCATGGAGAACACAGAAATCAAATTCCCCATTTCCAATTCTTTTCGCACCAAAAGGACTGAGATAGAAGTAAGACCACTTCTCTTTGTCAACCCATTCCGACAATCCAACCCAATCCTCCTCAGAGATCAGAAACCCTCCCACTTGTGGCTGCCGACTGCCCATTATTTCCCCAGCAATTCCCCAAACACTCTCTTGAGACGCCTTCTGGCCCTCCCACTCGGTCCAATCTCGTCTTGTGATGCCCATTCTATCAACTCCTTCAACCCACTTCCAGATTCCCATAGATGGAGAATTCTTCCAGCTACGTCAACATAATGAATCACGCATGGTCAGGCTCCTTCTCAACGATTAAGTTCTTTGGCCATTCTGGGTAATGTTCTCTCACAATATCAGCGCATTTTTGAAAAGCACTTTTATATGAAGAGGAGGAAAAAACGGTGAAATCGGCAAAGATGGCATTGACGGCGGTATAGGAAGCAGAACAGGCGATGGAATAGGCATCGACTACGTGGGCGGCATGGGCGGCATGGGCGGCAGCGAAGGAAACGTAAGCGAGACAGGAATTGTGATAATTGGCACAGTAGGCAACATGAGCAGCAGCGTAAGCGGCATGGGCTACTTGTTCCAGCGTAACTCCTTGCCCCCTCCGTGCCCATCTCTCAGCAATATCAACCGCTTGCGATGCTTCCCCTGCCGGTACGCACTTGAGAACAGGCCGTACACAAGCGCACACACAGAGGACGAGCTTCCGTCGAGACTCGCTTTCCGGCTCTCCGGCCAGCCACCCCAAAAGACACAACATCCAGTCTCCTTGATTGCACATTTGCCATGCAGTCTCCCGATCCGGCTGGGTTTTCAGCCAAGCCCGTGCCCAAAAGGAGAGCGTCGGATTGACAATACAATCACTCCAGTGATCCGTCATAGGTTTACAATTTGTCATCACCAAGATTTCATCTTTCGTTTTTGAATCACGCATGGTCAGGCTCCTTCTTCCGTTCAACTTCCCTGATCCTTTTTCTGTACGCTACCTCCCCAACCTGCACATTGCAAATAGCCCATTTCAAGTTTTTTTCCCTACAACACAAGTAACTGTCGATGCAGTCGGTGCAGTAGGTGCAGCCGATACAGCTTGTACAGTCAGTACAGCGGAAACAACTGTCACAGTCGGTGCAGCCAGTGCAACCGGTACAGTCAGTGCACTCTATGCAATCGGTGCAGTCAGTACAGCGGAGACAGCTTGTGCAGTAGGTGCCGCCTATACACAATATATCCTCCGTTTGGTGCCGTATCTCCGCAAACTCGGCGATAAGTTGCTTCTTTGTCATCGTCAGGACTTCATCTTTCGTTTTCACTCCCCACCTCCCTTTCTACGTTCGATCTCGACGTGAAGCCAACGAAGTGTGGCCGATTCTAAATTTCCCCAGAAACAATCCGCAGAGTGTCCGTAACTGGTGCAATCTTTGTAACAGGGTTGGGCTTCGGGATCGTATTTTTTTGCCAACTCCTTCAGCGCCCATTCCAGCGTCTCGATTGCTCCCTCGGCGCGGGCTTGGTGAATTGCTTTGAGGAGGATGTTTTCAGACAATTCGCTACCTACCGCAAGCCGATTAATCAGATCATCAACTATTAATTTTATATCACGCATGATCAGGCTCCTTCGGGAATCCCTCTCCAATCCCTAACTTGGCATCGCAGTAGGCGGCCCAGAGATCGGAATGAACACCATCTCCATCTGAAGCCCACGCCTCAATTCCTCGAACAAGACGTGTCAGCAATCTTGTGGCATCACGTTCAATATCATAATGCGGGCATCGCGTGTGATGGCAAACCCACGCAGGTCGGCTATCGGCCCAGTTCTGACAACAACATTCTTGTATCTCACGCATGGTCAGGCTCCTTCATAAGCGAGATACCACTCGTGATAAATCGCCCTTCCCGAACCCGTTCGTTCGACCCCGCGCAGGAAAAGTCCGGAGGCGTGGGCCTCAAATTCCATCACATACATATCGCCCAGAAGATTAGCTCCGCTGTGAAGTCCGGAGAAAATAACAGCACGATGAGCTTTGTCGATGTCAAGAATTGTTCCCGGAATTCCTTTTGGCTTCTGTATTTTTTGTCCCTTCTTATCCAACAAAGAATGAAACGTATAGGTTCTGTTGGACGGTTTATTCACGGTCAGACTCCTTCACGGTCCGGAACTCATCCCAGGTCATCACGTCCTCCGGTTGGTACACAGTCCACACATGAAACTTCCCGCAATCCAGACAATGCCACGTCTGACGCTTCGGGTACACTGGGTTGCCTCCCCACGATACTGTCACTTCTTCGATTGGCTCTTCTTTTACTACCTTGAACCGGCCCAGAAAACCAAAACGATCCATGGAGACTTTGGAGCACCAGCAGACGTGGAAACTTCCAAAGATTCTTCGGAGCCAGCTAATCACGGCTTCTCCTCCTGTGTACTTTTAAGAACATCAATAAACGAGTCAAGTAAGGCTGCCCTTAAACCTTTTGGCAGGGTTACCCACATTGATTCATTCAGGTCTATCCACGTTTCAAAACAACTAGAGAATTTCTCTCGCATCTCCGTCACCCCATCGGCGCGGGCTTTTTCGAGCGCGAGTTTCAGGATTGTCACTGCTCTGGTATCCAGAGGGTTGTACCAATCTTTCGGTTCGATCGAATGCAAAGAACGCCAAACCTCTTCGGCATGTTCTTTCACACTACGCATGGTCAGATTCCTTTCGAGCGATCTTACCCCGCGAGGCTCTCTTGCAGAGAGCCATATGTCCCCGCGTTGCTTCTCCTGCTGTCTTGTATCTCTGACCTGCGAGTTCACTACCGTCTATACTTGGAAGTCCACAGTTGCAGCTTTGTTCACATCACCGATCACCAGCATGAAAAACCATCGTTTCATATTTTGTGTTAATGCCAATGTCCTTACCTGGAAAATTTTTGGCGAGCCATTTGGATTCTACTTCCTCGCTCCCACCAGAATTTCGTGGATGAACAAATTCTCCGACGGTAGAGATCAAGTATTTACCGACCAGAGTCGCCAAATGAAATCGGCACCATCTCCCACAAATGAAATGCGCAGAAGAGCCGAACCATTTCCAACGATTCATTGGAACCATTGTCTTCTCCTTAACGTTACGCATGGTCAGGCTCCTTCTTCCGCCGCTCGATTTTCGCCAGATGCTTCCTCGCGGCGGCCAGCGCGACGTAGGGGTCCGCATACCGCCCCACGTGGATCACTTCTCCTGCTCGCTCTATTGTCGCTTGCCAATCTCCGCCAATCAGGGTTGCTTTCGGCTCCCAACGATTAATACTCACCAGACTTTTCAAGTCATCGTAGAAATTACCCATTAGACTTCCTCCTTCTTCCGCCGCTCGATCTCTGTAGCGTCTAAACTCCATTGCACCCGGAAGCGCTCTTTAGGAATGATCGGCGTCCAGAGACCGCTCTCCTCGGCGAGCGCTAGAGAGCCATCTTCGAGCAAGCAGAACCGCGCCTGAATCGGAATGATACCATCGTCTTTTCTCATCGCAGGAAATTTGGCAGGCTCCCCAGTCTCGTTGTCAATCACTGTGAATTTCACGTTTTCTCCTTTCACGATGGCACCTTTATATCAACAACATCAACATTAGAAGGAAAGTCTTCATATTTAATCCATTTCAACACCACTTCAGGGTCCAATCCCCCGTTTCCAGAACCGACCAAAGGCAAAGCAACACGAGAAAAACGATATGACCATACTCTCAATTGTGATAGGCCTAATCTAATCAATACCGGGTCCGATTTGTTTCTCCACGTTAAGTTAGGTGGATCAGATAGTTTTTTTGTAGGAAACATAATCAATGATCCAGCATGATACGGAACAACCGGAGTAAAACATCTCAATTGTTGACAAACGCCACCCCACCAAACCGGCAACTCAGGATATTTTTCTGCTGCCTGTTTTGCAAGACCACGGCCCATGACATTTCTTCCATCTGCTTTCCAACCAATATTAACAGGAATAACAATAGTATGAGTCTTCGCAAGAGACCAGATATTACAATTCAAGAAATTCATGTGTAATTACTTTTATGAACTTCAATCACAATAACCATATTTTTTTCTTTCTCCCGCCGGGGGGCGGGGCTAAAAATCGTCTGGCCCTTCCGCTGCGCCGTTCAACTCGTCGTAATGCTCCGCCCAGCGCTGCATGCGGTGCCAATGCTTCCGCTCCTCGGCCGGGGTGCGCACAGGAACCTGCCGGACTTCCGACCCTGATCCGTCCCACACCATCCCCTCAGCGCGGGCCAGTTTTCTCTCTCGCCGCCGTTGCCCTTTCGTGGTCATTTTCGTTTGCCTCCCTCCCGCCACGGAGGCGGGGCTAATCCTCTCTCGTATCTCTATGCCGCTGCATTTTCCTCTCCGACAGAAGAAGCCTTCGTACCATCAAATCCGTCACAATAGGTTTCTTCCCATGTCGTACTCTATCGTAACAGACAAAACAAATTGGCCGGGCTTTCTCAAACAAATAATCTACACTTCTTATGTTCCCTCTACATCTGCAACAAGAAATCAATACTAATGTCATAGCTCATCCACATCCAATCTTTGGAGTCTGTAATTCCCGTCTTCATCCTTGATCGGTTTCCATGTTTTATCGAACAAAGTAAGCACAGGCAATTTCTCCAGCACTATCTGATATACTTTTGCGCCGCTTTTCTTCTTTAACTCCTCCGCTTTCTTCCGACTCTCCCCCTGTGACGCCGAATCCAGTCCATCCGATATCACCAAGACTTCCTGCTTTTTCCATTTCTTCACTCCCTTTTCCCGCAAACTTTCCAGAACTTGCTTGTCGCATGATAATGCCGCAAGAATGGAGGCATACAAAGCCGTGGTACCGGAAGGTTGCATATCTTGAATATACTTAACTCCTTTTCCTAAAGAATCCTTATCATGCACAACCATGTAAGGTCCAGGAGCCCCAGAAAACGATTGCACCACATAAACATCCCCTCTTTCACTCACTTTCCGAAGCAGCGCAATAGAGAATGCTTTTGCAAGAGTAATCTTACCGTTTTTTCTCATTGAAAATGATGTATCCACCAATACATGAAGTATCTGTTTCTCTTCTTTTTCTCCAGACTGTGCTCTCACCGACAATGAATTTCTGATTCCCTTCGCAATGAACACATCATCATCCTGTGCATGCTCCAAAGAAGATGCTTTTGACGCATCCAACAACCCGCTTGTTTTATGCACAGGATCTCCCACTTGTGTTTTCTTTCCCACCGATGGGCTGATCTCCCCAACCAATCCCTCCAATTGGCAGGAAAGAACATAGATGGGAAGAACAGCAGGAAACTTCCAAAGGATATCTTCCACTTCGTTTAATTTCTGTGGAACTCTCAACGAATCAAAATATCCGCTATCTCCTGCCATCCCGCAAGCCATCTGCATAAAAGGATCGGAAAAGATACCCAGCGCCATAATCCAAGAAAGCTCAGGGCTCTGTCCACCATTACCAGTGAAAGCCGCACTCTTTTCTTCCGACACCTCAAAACCCTTATGCCCTCTCACGGCAACTTTGACTCTGCAAAGAAGACCCAGGAACTTGTCAGTAGAAACAAGCGCGTTGTCAGATTTGAATAACTGAAACCATCCTCTAGAATGAAAATCCTCTAACAATAGTTTCTTTCTTGTGGAAGTTACATAATCAAGCCAGTCAGTCTTATCCCCCCTCTCCGACCGGATATCCCTCTGTAAATCAACATCTGCCTTGATGGATCTCCCGCCATACTTGAAAATCGTATAGATATCCGCCACCATCGAAGAATCAAAAATCTTATATTTGTCCGCTATTTCAGCAAGAGCTTTTGCCACTCTTTTTGGAACAATGCTTGCTGTAACTCTCACAAAAGACTCCTTATGATTTTCGCAAACGCAGAAATAGGAATCGTACTATACGCTTTAGTCATTGGGTATCCGTCATTCTTAATTTCATGTACTAAACTAGTGAGACCCGACAGATCGTGAAGATCGGATTCTCTCTCCAGACTTTTATCGTTAAAAACTACTTTCAAAAACCCACAAAATAAAGCACACAGATCCCGCAGCAAAAACACTTCGGAAGATCTCTCAATGGAAACTGACTCTACACTATTACGCAAGGACTCTACAAATCTGGAAAGTGACAATGACTTATTCTCAGATATAAGACCTTCCAACCCTTCCTTCATACTGTCATGACCAAGAATCCACCTGTTATCAACACCATGTGGAGAATACTTTGTGATCCATACTAGCCCGCAAAGCAGGACATTCATTCTTCCAAAATCTTCCAACGCACCCTCGGAGACGAGATTCTTTTTGTCCCCACCGTACTGAGCAAGCACGTTCACAATTGAAGAAGCAAACGCCTCCATCTGCTTCCCTTCATGGAGGACAGGCAACACAAGACTTAGTTCTTCCAGATCTCTCACCGCTACTTTTTCCCGGCCATCCAACAAAGCAACCGCTCTCAATACATTCATCAATCTGAACAATCTCCTATCACTGATCTTGACAGAAGAAGACTCAGAAAATTGATCTACCAGAAGCAACAGGGCCTTTCTCGAAGTACTTCTAATCCTTACATCAAAAGCTTTTTTGGAAAGATGTTCCAACATTCCATACGGCATCTTTGGGCCATCAAGAAGATCTCCTTTCAACTTCAACAACTTAATTCTGGACTTCACAGACAAAGACTGGATCTTTGATCGGAACAAGAATCTATCGAACACCGCTTCCGATTCCTCTTTTGCATCGACATAATTGGAAGTAGCGATAGCTGTGTGTAACGGACACACTAATTTCTGCCGCCCCCTGCTGAATGTTCTTTCGTTTAGAACTTCCAGCAGAGATCTCCTCAAGTTGCCACTCGCATCAAAAAATTCGTCCAAAAACGCGAATGTAGCCGTAGGCAGCATTCCATCGACGTTGTACTCAATAACTCCTTCTTCTCGTACTTTCTTCGGATTGATCGGCCCAAAAATAGAGTCATCCGTCATATACTCGTTCAGTTGTATCGAAAACACAGGGCTCTTAAAGCAATTGAACACAGCACGGGATAGATAACTTTTCCCGGTACCTGTTTCACCGAACAAAAGAACGTGCTCTTTCGTGAGCAATGCCAGAATAATCTGCCGGATCACCCTTTCACGATCCAGAACCTTCTCATTCAGCCAAGTCTCTATTTCCTCTAATCGTGCCAAGCAGTTTATTGTTTTCATGTCAAACTCTTCACTCCCCACATCGTTTGCACTTCTTTCTTAGCGGCTTGCCACAACACCACTTTTCCCCGTACCGGACATACCGCTCGCCATAAGGATGAAGCTTTTTGTCATCCCCGATTCTGAACGACAGAGTTTCCGCCGCACACACCCTCCAAGTTTCTGTGTTGCATCCGTTGCATCCAGTGGCGCAAGGATGGTTCTTTTCCTTGCGCCAGAACTTCTCATTAACCTTCTTACACTCTTTATCACTAAACTTCTCAACCTTCCGGAAGCCACGGCGAAGGATCTTACCCGGAATAACCGGCCCTTCACCCGTGGCTTCCGTTCTCCCCGGTCCATCACCGGGGCTGCTTATTTTTTTCCCGTATACTCCCTCACCACACTATTTGATCTACGGGTAGCTCCTTGTTCCGAACTGCCAAGAACCTTTGACGCCGCCTTCCGGTCTGACTTATCTTTAGAGCCACCACTCAACGCGGCAATCGCTGCCAGTCCACTCTTCAACACTTCTCCATCGCCTTTAAGCCCAAGCTTTTCACCAAGTTCTTGAATCTCTTTCTTACTCATCCCCTCAATCTCATCAGCCGAAGGAAAGCCGCCCTTCTTGCCGGACTTTTTGTTCTTCTTCGGCTTTTCCTCTTCTGCATCGTCATCATCCTCGTCTTCATCTGGCTTAGACTTTTTTCCTTTCTTCGGTTTCTCGTCTTCATCGTCTTCGTCGTCATCGTCATCGTCGTCGGAGTCCGCATCAAACTTCAGCTTGTCTTCTGGGATGAGATCAGAAAACTTGACCTTCTTTTTCTCTCCATCCTCCAACTTCACTACAGCTTTGCTGCCATCAATACTCTTGATAGTAACAGCATCAAAAGACCCCTTCTCATCAGGAGCCTCGATATATGCCTTGTCTCCGACTTTCAACTCAGACTTTTCATCATCATCGTCGTTGTCAGACTTTTTTCCCTTCTTCGGCTTCTCATCATCGTCATCATCGTCATCATCGTCATCATCATCGTCTTCATCGTCATCATCATCGTCTTCGTCTTCGTCGTCATCATCGTCATCGTCTTCATCATCGTCTTCATCAGATTTTGACTTCTTTTCTTTCTTCGGCTTCTCATCCTCATCATCGTCGTCATCATCATCGTCTTCATCAGATTTTGACTTCTTGCCCTTCTTTGGCTTTTCATCTTCGTCATCGTCGTCATCATCGTCTTCGTCATTGGACTTGGACTTCTTTCCTTTCTTTGGCTCTTCTTCCTCGTCTTCATCTTCCTCTTCCGTCTCCACCAACTCTTCCACCAAGTCCCCAATCTCTTCCAGAAGCTCTTTGATCTTCTTCGTCGTTTTTCCGGCGTCTGCCATGTCAATATCCTCCGTTCACCCAAAAAACCAAAAAACACAACCACACATCTAACAAGCTACACTTTCCCCCTTTCTATGGAAGGCTAAATCTCCCCTATTCACCAGACGGTATTCTAACAGAATCACTTGCCGATGTCAAGAAAAAAGCTAAGAAAAACCAACGATTTTATGCCACTGGGGAAGGATTCTAACGCCAAACTCCGCAAGCTCCTTGGACTGCTCCACCAATCGCCGGTAGTGATTCAGATAATGCTCCCTGTCATTCCGCCAGACAGGAACCAGCACAATCTCGTCAAACCCCCCCCACGCTCTCTTGATAAGCTTCTCAGCCTCGTAATAGTCAGCGTCATTACACACCACAATTTTCAACTGCACATTCTTCGCGCCAGCAGGAGACCACAGCCCGAATGTACCAAGCACTTCTTCCGAATACTTCTCCACTTGCGCCCCACTCATCTTTGGGCTCACCGTCCAACGACCAAACATGGAAAGAAGCTCCCTGCTTGGAGACACATACCCGGACGTTTCAATCGCCAAACTATACATATTCTTCAAGCATCGGCACAACTCTTCCAGCAATTCACTTGGCTGATCCAATGGCTCCCCACCAGAAAAAACAATCAGTGTTCCTGGAGGACATTTGGCTTTGATATCGTCAACAACTTCAGCCACAGTCTTCCCAGTTCCTCCACCCTTCCAGTAGTCATAATCACAATTCTTGACAGGAAACCCTTCCGCAATGAAGTTGCTGCTCTCCGTTGTGAGGGTTACAACCACTTCCGGATCTTCCCATATTGACATTTTCAATACAGACACTTCTTCAAAGAATTCTGGGTTCTTCTCCGAGAGCCTAATCAGCTTCGTCCCACTCCCGATAATTCTCTCGATAGGAAGATATTTACCCTTCTTCGTCCAGAACTTGTGGTCCGGTGTGCAGACCACTTCTTTTCCATCTGAAAAAGTCACCACACAAATCTTTGCTTCCCTGCTCGCCACCCTTTTTACCTTTGTCTCCACAACTCTAAACCCAGGTTTATCCGCTTGCGGCTCAAATCCCATAATCGCAGAACCAGGATACGCAGATTCAACAGGCTTCCACTGAAGGTCAGACCCAAGAATCTTTGTTCCTTTGGCAAAACACCACACACACCCCAAAGAACAACCATAAAATCTGAGAAACGCCGCGTGTCTTCCGATATCTGCACCTTCCCCTTGAATGGTATCCAGATCAATATAATCTTTTGTAAAGTAGAGTTTGCCTTCTTCAAACACTGGCTTCTTTGACCAGTATTGCTCCGCTCTTTCCCACCCCATCACCTGCTCCTTATTAGCGACAAAAATTCCGCCCGCAATGTATTAGCTAATTTCCCTCTTTGCGCCGAAGTTATTGTGGTGCTCCTTGCTTTCTTCACACCCCTGGCCGTCATACAGGAATGACTCGCCCGAACAACCACAAACAGAGCCCTCGCTTTCAGATGTCCCTGAAGATAGTCCGCGATATTCTCAGTCAATGATTCTTGAGTCTGTGGTTTCCCCGACAAATAATCAACCACTCTCCCAAATTTCGACAGACCTGCCATCCCCTTATTAGGCAGATACCCAATTGAAACTGTGCCTACATATAACATCAAATGATGGGGACAAAGGCAGGCCATATCAATCTCGTCCACTACAATCAACTGATCTATAGTCCCTCCACGAAATACTGTGAATTTTGGTTCTTCTTTCCAGAGTTCTTTGAAAAATCTTGCTACCCTTTCCGGAGTTTCTTTGAAGTCTTCGTGTTGAAGATTCACGCCAATCCCCTTCAAAATTTCCCGCACTCCACACTCGATTCTTTTTACGTCCATCCGACACCTTGTAAAAAGACCCATCCCGTTGCTGGATGGGTCTTATGTGGGGATTGGTGAAAAAGGAGATTTATACCCGACGTCCCCTACGCCGTCCTGTCCTCACACGACCGGGGGCTCTTGCTCCACGAACCGCCCTGGGCCGTCCACGACCAACTCTAGCCCTTCCACCCCTCACCGCAGCAGGTCTTTCTCCACCCGTTCCCATGAACAACCCTCCGTAAAGGTACCACTGGAGATACGGGTCCAAGTAACGCTCTCACGCCCTTGATGTCACACTCTCCAGACATATGAATTAATAACCTCACAGACCCGAAAAGTCAACTGTTCTTCGCACTAAATTCGGGGCCAATTCGCTATCTGGCCCGTTACCCCATTCCACGACAGTTTTGATGTTCCCACGAACATTGAAATCCATCACAACCCGCAAAGCATCTTTCCCAACTCCAAGCTGTGCCAACAACTTCTGACCAATCAATGCAGGCAAATCCTCATGGAAGAACCCCTCATCCCTGAAACCATTCAACCACAACTTGAGGCTTTTCAATTCTACAATTCTGCCCACTGGAATATAAGAAATATAAACAGTGGCAAAATCTGGAAATCCACTCCGAGGACACTTGCAGGTAAATTCCGGGCACCTCATCCGTACAACCGTACCACATAAAGTGGGCTTGTCTAAACAGACAAGTCCTGCTTCGCTTATCTCTTTCTCCCCGTACAGAAGATCAGATGTCGGCATGAAGTATCTCCCCAGATAGCGCCCTCTCTCTCAACAAGGACTCCCTCTGTAAACAAACTTTGCATACCCCGCATTGACCCGTCATGGAATAACTGCACGAGAAAGTTCTGCTCAAATCCACATCAAACTTCACTGCCAAGTTAACTACATCTTCTTTTGCCATTCCCATGCGGAGATATGGCGCAAGCAAAGTTGGCGCGTCCGATGCGCAAAACCCACCAGCATCCCGCAAGTATTCCCATGCATCTAGAAAATCCAGGTCACGATCTACTTTATGCGGATTTTCCGAAGGCTCTTCCCAATGCTGCCCAATGTAAAGATCCATTCCGTAGTTCGACGCCACTACCGCCGCCGTTGTCAGAACAAGCATCCCCCAACCATTCATGTAGTCAGCATGAAGTGGACTTCTATTTCTCTCTGGAAGAGTATCTATAAAAGCAGGGCTTTTTTTAAGTGATTCAGATAATGGATAATTGATTTTTACCGACTCCCGAACAATTGGCCAATCCAACTTCGCTACATGATAATCCACAAACCTCTTCGTCAGGGAATATGTCTTCTGCCCGTAATCCACATCCAGAGCAATGATTTTCTGCTGGCCGCCAACTCGAAGACAAAACGTTTCTGGGAGCTTCACCATCCAATAAAGCAATACAGTAGAATCAATTCCACCGGATGTTAGCACGACAGCCATTATACCAACCTCTTGTACAGTTCCACACAGATCGCCAAATCTGAAAGACCCCTCCCCCACGAACGAAACAATGTCCGCTTTGCCGGTGCAATCATAAGACCAAGAGGAACCCCAACTCCACCAGATGCTCCATCTACATCAAAAAATGTGTTCTGAAATTGGGCATGTACCAACGCGTCCACAGCATATCTGCATAGATCAGCCATGAAAAACAAAACATCCACTACCTGAAATCGAATGAACGGATAGATTGTCTCTTCCGTAACCGCCACTACCAGTACAGTGTTCACCAGATTCACTGGGAGATGCAAAGGCACAGAATTACTCGTATCAAAAGTCACAACATCTGAACATTCCGGAAAGAACTTTTTGTGGGCTTCCGCTATCGGCCCCTTTCCAATCAGCAACAACTGGAACTCTTTTTTCAGTTCCGCCGGACAACAATCTTCAAAAACATACCTCGTTGTTGCTGCCGTCCGATAAGCCGAGATTCTTCCAGCGTCAAATATAGCTAGGGGCTTCCCTGTCCTGAAGTCATTCAATACGATAACCGGATTGGCTCGCGGAATCTGCCCAGGAATAGAAGGTGTCCATTTTACCGCACAAAAATCACCCTCTTGAATTACATGCGCCAACAATCGGTGACTCCCCGGCTTGTCATATTTGATTGTGGCTACTTCTTCCCGACCGCCGCTGCTATAAGCCCTCTTATATGAATCCCGGATGATCTGTACATACTCTTCATCTTTGAGAATACCGGAAATATCTCCATCCGTGAACAACTTCATCCCACCACCAGAGGATCAACAATCCCAACTTCTCTAAATCCCTTTTCACGCAACAAGCAAGCAGAGCATACCCCACAAGGTGGCTTTTTCCCTTCGTAACAGGTATGTGTTTTTGCTAAGAGTTCCAATCCCTTCATCTCTTGCATCCATTCCACAGTCCTTTTCTTGGTGAAATTCATCAAAGGAGTGTGAATCTGGACATTCCAATCAAAAGCTAATGAAAGACTCTTCTCCATTGAATCTATAAACTCTCTTCGGCAATCTGGATACCCCGAAAAGTCCGTCTGACACATACCCCCCACAATGTTAGACCACCCCAATTCCCAAGCTCTCGCCGCCGCCAAAGTCAGAAACAGTGCATTTCTCCCTGGCACGAAGGTTGTAGGGAGATTGTTTCGACCCTTCAATGAAATAACCGCATCCTTATTTGACAAAGCAGACTCCGACCAAGGCACTACTTTGTGGACTTCCAACAGCACTCCCATCTCTGCCGCGAGTTCTTTAGCGCTATCAATTTCACGTTGGTGCCTCTGACCATAATCAAATGTCACAGCCAATACATTTGAAAAAGCGCTCTTGGCCCACAACAAACAAGTCGTGCTATCTTGACCACCAGAAAAGAGAACTACTGCTCCGCTCTCTGCCACGTTTTATCTCCACGTTCCAAGAACGACTACAGCCAATCCCACTCCCAAAAAATCTGCCAACACATCTTTCAGGGATTCTTTTTCATCGTTCTTTCCAGTCGCCAGTTCGTATATTTCCCAGATCATTCCACCAGCCAGCATGCTTACACCAGACAAAAAAGCATCGCCAATCAGCAACCACAGCACAGAAGTCCCCATAGCACTGACTACAAAATGCAAAATCTTGTCTTTTGCTGGCGGAACTGCCATCACTGTCTCTCCATCACCTGAAATCTGATTCCAGTAATATGCTCACTAGACCCAATCGACGTTGGAACATCTTGAAAACTTGTCAGAAGAAGAATATCAATTCCTTTCATTGCAAGATACTGTCTGGCAATCGTAAGTCCCTTCACCGCCTGATTCACACTCCCCGCCCCAATCGCCGTCACAAACACTTTCTTCCGGTCCAAAACGTAGTGTGTGACCGCCCCGGCTAGTTTCTTCGGGTAAGTGGTATTCGACGCTTTGAAGAAGACTTCCTTCTCGTCCGACTTCTCCACTTCGTCTACCGGAACTTGCTGCTCCGCTGGTGTCTGCTCCGGAACTTCCATGTTCTTCTCCATGAAAGGACCGGGCCGCTCCTGTCATCATTACCCTAACCCTTCTTTCTTCCCGCGTCAACCTCTTTCAAGACGGCATAGGAAACAGCACTATCCAGCAAACCAGCAATCTTCTGAACCAACTTGCTCTCCCCATAATCCCGTTCTTTCAAGCAGATAAAATAATGAATCCACTCCGCAAGTTCCCTCACGTACTTCTTGCGGTTCCACTTCTGAAATCTCTGAGACTGATTTCTTTTTCGATTGGCTGCCATGTTTTTCTACTCCCTCTCTTTCCCTTCTTGGCCCAGCTTAGCAGTAATATCTTGCCCCCTGCTTTCAGCCACACTTTCGCTTTTGGTTCGGCCAAGATCTTCTTCAAATGGTGTGAATGATTTGCTCCCGTCGTTGTCTGTACTGCCAGAACCCCCTTCTTTGGATGAACCGCGATCAGATCCACAAAACCAAAAAGATCAATCCGTGTACGAATGAAATAGATATACCTTTCCACAATCCCACATGTCCAACCCTGCTTCCGAAGATAGGCCAGACTTCTTTGCGTTGGACTTGGCATCAGTCTTTACACCGCCATAACGGTTCCACAAAGACCACCACACCCAACACCATCGTCAAAACCACCAAACATGTCATCGGCGCTACAGCGTCTTCCACACCCGTCAACGTCTTATACAAAAGACCCTCCCAGAACAGACAAACAGAATAAAAGGCGAATGCTAAAGGAAGAAGTAACTTTCTCATTCAATTACTTTTCTCCTTCTTGAATCGTTTCAACTCCACAACAAATCTAGCCCAGTGCCCGTTGCTCTTAAAAAAAGCTCTCTCTATTTTAGTCGCCGACTTGCACCTTCTCTCATGGGCTTGGACACTAACAAAACTTTTCGGATGGTTCAGACGTATCTCACTTTTACAAAACAAACACTTCTCAACAGCGATATCCTTCCCTCTCATACACTACTCCCTGTGCTTCCCAAACAAACCCATTTCCATCCCTCTTCGAGTGATTTCACGACTCACAGTTGAATGCTTTCTATCGTAACCGGATTTCAACGCTTTCAAGATCCTCACTTTTGTAGACACCAATACTCTCTTCTTGCGAAGACTCTGATACTTCTTGTTTCTCTGCACCGCCGCTTCCAGCCGCCATTTCTCCTTACCATCATCGTTCAGTGCCATGATCTCTGCCGACAACAACTCCAAATCATTATCCAACCGTTCTTGAACACCTTCCAGCTTCGCCAATTCGTAGTCACTAAATTCCGCGAATGAGGCATACACACCGAGAAGTCTGCCCAGTTTCCGATTACTCACTTTCGTCAAGTCTTCTGGCAAGCCACTGTACTTCTCCCGCATGATATTTGAGGGTTTCGGAGGAACCGCCAATCCCTTGTTTATGACCCATGATTCAGTGTTCTTCATCTTATTGCCGCCCTCTTTCCGCGCCATTCCGTTTCAGGCCAAGATATCTTCTGGTCGTCATCAAAACAAATTCTTCTCCACTGGCACCACTTGCACACAGCATCTTTTGGCGATTGCCCAATCCGTGGAAGAAGTTTCTTCTCGTATACCCACCTATGAAGCATTAACACTTTCTTCAGAAGACGCTTCACTACTTTTGGATCATATTCGACGGAAATATATCTGCGTTCAGAGTCATCCTTTCTCTCATAGAGCAACATCCCCTTCTTCAAGCCGGACATCCAAAGATACAGATTTATTTGTTGTATGTGCTCTTCCTTCGCACCCCACGCTAATTGCTTGAAGCCATTCCCATTGATGCTCTTGCCATCTCCCAAAACATCTTCTCCACCCAACACAAAAAGACAATCCGCCGTCCCGGCAATACCCCTCTTTTTATTCACCAACCGGAATTCTTTCTTCTTCAAAATTCCAGCCCTTCGCATTTCTTTATAGAGACGGCGGTGCGTGCTGTGACCAGTATCAAATATCCGTTGTACTCTAGCCTCCAACGCCACCGGAGTCAGACCAGAAAAAGGAGCAATCATGTTGTATTGGATGCTTCTTCCGCAAGGATGGGAAACTTCAGAAGGATGAACCTCTATATCCCTTCTCTCCCTATCTTCTCCAGCCGCAATAGCAGCAGAATCAAGAATAGAAGAAATGCTGCCATTCGTTTTCGCTGAAAGTAATTTTGCCAAGCTCACAAACTCATTCCTTACATAAGACAGGGTTTCACAAAATCTTTCTTATGAAGAAGATAGTACACCCCAGCAGGTGCTTCTGTTGCGGCACCACGAAGTATTCTTACACCATTGTCATAATCCAAATCATCATTTATAACTTCCTCTTTCTTACCAAACTTGTAATAGGTTATTCTCACCAATTGCCACTTACCACTTCTGTCTATCTCGCTCAAAAGTTCCTCCACTCAAAATCTTCTTCCCTCATAATAACAAACGACTTTCCCCACATCGTCAACACCATTACCGGAGTCTTCCCTATGCTAAGTGCGTTATGAACCAGCTTGTCCAAATCATCTCTCTTCAAGATATACCTTTTCTTGCTGGTGGCTTTTACTTGGATAAGATGCTTCTCGCTTCTCACATCTTCTTTCAAGCCAGAAGGAGAAAGACATCCAGACCCAGGTTGAACCCTCCCACCAACTTTCTTTGCGATTTTCTTCTCCGCTTGCCTCCAGTTTTCCATCATGCTTTCGCCCAACCCATGTGAACAGGCTGCAACTTATTCATCCCTTTACAGCAGCAAAGCACACACCATGCTCTTGTATTCTAATAAAATCAGAACAGTCATACCCATGCGCCCCCATAATTTTACGAAGCTGTTCATCTGTTGGTTCGTCCCATACACCGCCAGCAAAGATCGTGTCCAACCAAGCACGACCCCTAAACACAAAGATTCTAATTTGCTTTCTCCTTAATAGATTCTCTCCACGCTTTCCGAAGAAACTTCCGGTTCTCGTTCAAGTATCTTCTGGCTTTCTGATCCGAGGCAAACTTCTTTCCTAAAACAGACAACCCCTTTCCCCTCTTCTTCACCACATTGTACAACTGACCAAGAGATATCACTTCCCCCGCCGTGTCTATAGTTCTACTCTTAGCCGCCGTGTCATTATCATCATAAAAATTATAATTGAACTCTCCCGATTGCGCCGGTGCGCTGATCTTGCTCTTTCTCACCTCAAACGCAACCGTCATCCCGGTCTTCTTTTTATCTTCCCCTTTTGTGACCCATTTAATTCTCCTCAGAGAAATTCTAGCTCCGGCAAAGAAGCGCCTGCCCTCCCCACCCGGCTCCGTCTCCGGGTTGGCCCACTTCGGCACCCCAATTTTCATTCTTATCTGGTTCAGAAGGAGCATAGTAGATTCTGGGTGTGCCCTCATATAACTGATTGCTCTGCGGAGAAACTTATTCATCGCTCTAGCAAGAAGTCCAGGTTGCAAACTATCTTCTTCTTTTTCCACCGCTGGTGATAGAGAGGCAATCGAATCCACTATGCATAAAACTGGAATACCTTGTTTGAGAAATATGATAACCGACTCCAACGCCGTCTCTGATGTATCTGGATTCACATACAAAAATCTCTTAGGGTCCACCCCATTGATTTCCAGCCAACTTTTTTCCAACGCATACTCTACATCCACATACACCACCAAATGCTCATCCGAGATCTTCTGGTAACTAGCCGCCGACCGAAGAGAGATTGTAGTTTTCAAAGAGGATTCTTTTCCAAAAACTTCGTACATGTATCCAGCCAGCCATCCCCCCCCAATCGCCAAATCAATAGAAAGACTACCTGTAGAAAAGCGTGTCTTTCTTTCCGGTATCTCATCCCCCCACATGATTGCTGTGGGACCGTATCTTTTTCTGATTTCTTCAATAGCCTCTTCAAGACCCGGCATTTTGCTTCCCCCTCTTCACTTCTTTTAACCATTCATCATAATGCGCTGTCACATTAGCCACCATTACAGGTACTTCTTCCCAATCAGGATTAAAGAATACATTGACAAGATTTTCAATAAGTAGTGAAGCTGTGAGATTTTTGATGCTGACAGATCCATAATAATGAAACCCCTTCCAATAATTATATCTAACACGATCAGACACAAAAATAGCCGCTGTAATAAGATTGTTCTCTTGACAACCCAAAAACAAAACTACTTGGCGAGACAAACGAATCTTCTTTCCCGGATAACACGCTCTTTCAAAGTAGATGGTGTCTAATTCTCGTAAAAACTCTTCACGGCTTGTAGAAGGATCGGCTTCTTCCGCATACTTTCCCATTTTTACTTTCCCTCCCACTTCTGTCTCCATGTCCTGAACAACTCCAAAGCTGCCCCTAGTACAGCATCTTCAAACGTCTTTCCCTTGGCACTGGAAGAATAATAAGCGCACGAAAAGTTAGCCAGCCATCCAAGATTTTTCACGTAGCTGACATTCAAATCTACAAAAGCTGTTTCTACAACATGATCCACTATTATATCCCAATCTCTTGTTATCCAAAAATCAACAGGGTAATATCCAAGCACTTCTTTGAAAACCGCTTCTTCCAGATCAAGTATGGAAATATCCGTCACCTGCCACCCCCGTCATACTCCACCGCGTAACCCTGTTCCACCATCCACTCGTTCAGGTTTTCCTCACCAAGATAGATTGTAGCCAGAATACGCCCGTACTTGTCCCGCTTCGGTTCTGAAACCAACCTGGCCTTCTTGCCGATCTTTTCAGCCAGTTTTTCCCGTGATTCTTTTCCGTCGTCCGTTCCCAATTCGGGAGCGTCAATTCCGTAGAGTCTCACAGAAACATTTACAAGATGTATGTCAAATCCCAGATCAATACTCACTCGAATAGTATCCCCGTCATACACACTTAAAACATCCACCTCGTTGCCGTGAGTAGAAGAAACAACCGTCGCGTCACTCTGTTCGATTACACCACCACGAAGAACTACTGACATGAAATAACAAATAACCACCATTGCAAAAAGAAGTAGCAACAATTTAAGTAATGAAAGAATAAATTTATTTTCTTGCTCATCCAACTCTTTATAAAATTCAAATATATTCATTGTACTTCCTCATTCCACAATTTTCTGCTTGTCCAAACACTTCTTACAACACCCATGACTGATCTCAAACCCCTTCTCCCTGAATTTCTTTTCAAATTCCACCCGCAACTCCATAAACACATGCTCAATTGTCATGGTTACAGACATCCCACAATCCGCACACTTGCCGCAATTCACCTCCGTTCCCTGGCAATTCGGGCAAAACGCATCCGACATGTTATCTATTACTGTTGTCACTTCCGGGTGGCACCAAGAACAAATAGTCACAATACTCATTGTCAGCCCTTCGCAGTCAACCACGAATCCCCAATCCCTCCAGACGCAAGAATAGGCACCCGCGTTTTCCAAGGAATGTCTTCCATACAACTCCTTGTTTCTTCCAATACTTTCTCCGCAAATTTTTCTCGGCAAAGAAAAATAAGTTCATCATGCACCGTCATCAGCATCTTTGCATGCTTTCTCAAAAACTCGTTTCGATGGCAATTCAGAATCCCCATAGACATCACTTCTTTTGCCGATCCTTGAATCAAGGCGTTAAAAAGACTTCTCTCCGCATGTGCCCGCATCTCATCCACCGGAGACCATAATTCCGGAGGAGCTTTCATTCTTCTTCCGGAAAGAAGCGTGATATACCCTTTCGTTCTTCCCTCACCAATAACTCTGGACCGCAACAGGGTTACTTCAGGAATCCGATTGTTGTACCTCTCCACATAAGATCTTGCTTCTTCAAAAGGAATCCCGACCACTTGTGACAACTTCCCGGCTCCCCCGCCGTAAAGCATCATGAATTGCATGGATTTGGCAACCCTACGATCCACGTTCAATTCATCAGCCACCTTCTGATGAACGTCTTCCCCCTTCTCATAAGCATCTATAAGAATTTTCGCTCCACTGAAATGCGCCGCCAAGCGGACTTCAATTTGGTTGTAATCAACAGCGACAATCTTCCATCCACCGGGGGCTCTGAATACTCCCCTCAATCCAAAACTTGCTTTCTCATCAGCGGGAATGGTTTGGAGGGGGGGTGCCTTCACGGAAAATCTGCCTGTTTTTGCCGCTCCCTGATTGATGGACGCATGAACCCAAGCCATCTTCCCGTTTTGGATGGATCTTAAATGCAACTCGGAATCCGGAGACGTATATGTGTTTCTCAGTTTAGCCAACCCTCTATGCCGCATAAGATACTTGGCAATCGCCACATCTTTAGACAACTCTGCAAGAACCGATTCATCAGCAGAAGGGTTCCCTGTTTTGCTGCTCTTCTTGAGAACAGGCAATCCCATTTCTTTGAACAGCACTTCCGCCAATTGTGGATTGGAAGCAATGTTAAACTTATGCCCGGCTTCCCTGAATATCTTCTTCTCCACTTTCACGATCTTTCCAGAAATCTTCCCATCAATCTTCAACAACAACTTCTTATCCACCGGCATACCATTCTCTTCCATCACAACCACGGCATCTATCAACGGTCTCTCGGTATCGCGGTAGAATCTCCACTGTTTCTCTTTCTTCAACCGACGGGCGTACAGATTCCTCAACTTCCATGCAGCCAGCGCGTCTTTTCCGCTGTATTCAACATAAGCTGACAGGCTTTTTGTTTTCTTTGCTTCATTCGCAGCCGCATTATGTGTACCAAGAATCATCCCCACATCAACCGACATGATCTCCAAACCCCTGCGTCTATGTGGTTCCAATAATCCGCCCATCAAAAGAGTGTCATCCCATTTGTTAATTATCACACCATTCGATTTGAAGATGTGAATATCAAAATGCGCATTATGAAAAGCAACGCGCTTGTCTTTTAGTACCTCATTCAAATCCCTGCAAACTTTCTTGACAGGCAAATCTTTTCCATCGTCACAATTGTAATAGTCGTAGCACCCAACAGGCAGGACAAAGGCAGCATGCTCATTCCAGGAAAAAGAAATACAAAGAAGCTCTGCAACAATCCAATCAGAAGATGTGGTTTCGGTATCTGCCGCAAGCTTCTTCTGCGACTTCAACTCTTTCAGAAACTCCCTGTATGTCGTGTCTTTCCCTACCTCAAGTATCTGCATAAATCACTCACATTTTAAGAGGCCCTGCCGTCCTTCTTAATAAGCTGTAAACTAGGAACCAGAATTCCCTTTTTTTCTTGCTCCATTCTCTTTGCTCGCGTTATCTCCAAGAATTTCTGCCCAACAGACATATGTTTTAGAAGATCCGTCAGGAACGACAAAACATCGACATCCCCTCTGACTTCAGATCCAGCATTAGGCGTACCCGCAGTTCTAAAAACTAATCCAAACTCTGCGACGTTCTCAAATACCCTCTCACCGACTGCCCCTTTGATAGTAATTGTCACAGGACTTTCATCGTTGTACGGCATTGGTATTATCTCCAAAAAAAGGAAAATTATATATATAACTATCCACACCACACCTTCACTCTCTGAGCGCGTCTTTTTCGACGCCTTGTGTAATTGCCCCACTGTTCTGCCATCGCATCGGCAATTCCCTGATAGGTTCTGGCGCGGTCCATCGCTCTAGTCAGGCTCGGTCCCAATTTATTCTGCCCGCTAGGTGTCTGGTTGGCTCTGCGGGCCTTGCGTCCACCTGGCAACACTTTGGTAGGCACCAACAAAGGCAACCCCTTGAGCCACAAGCATGTCGCCTTACTCGCATCCTCACCAAACTGCCACGGATGGATAATCTGGTCGGGCTTGCGGATTCGTGTGCTAAGACAGCCAATAGGATTCTCAAGGGCAATATGCTTTATTGGAGCGCCCAACAGCTTACGAAAGAATTTTGTAGCGTGCTCCGTCATGGCAGCCCGCCCCGGTCTTCTCTTGTTCCAATGCAACCCGCTCCCACAAACATAGGTACAATCAGGAAAACCAATCATCAAGTCCCAGCCAAGGTGCATCACATCCAGAACGTCATCCACGATATGCGGCCCAAGCGTCTCTGTGGGCACAAGGTCACAAGACCAAGCATCATGACCCAAGCGCAAGAACGCATCCCGTACTACACCAGACCGCTCGCAGCCGATAAGCACTCTCATATAATTCCCCAAAAAAAGGGTGTGGCAGCAGTCGTGTCGCTAACGCCGCCACACCCCCCAAAACGAAAGGAATTTCACCTACTCCTCTTCTTCCCTGCTCTTGCTCTTTCCACCCCTCTCATCATCTTCCATTTCCTCGTACCTCTTCGCCAACATCTTCTGTTTCTTCTTGTCCGGCGGCGCAAGAAGAGACATAAGATCCATCTCTTTCACCATCTTTTTTGCGATCAAACGGATTTTCTTTTTCGCCCTCTTTTCCACCAGCTTGAACGAATACGTCGTCTGCGCCCCATTCCCACGACGACGCACCTTGAACACCGCAAGCGCCGGGTCTTCCAGTCCGTTATCTTTAATCTCGTCCAACAGCACTTGCCACGCCGTACTGGAAAGCACCAGAACTTGTGGGGAATTAACGAACGTCTTTCCGTCTTTCTGTCTCGTATACGGCGTCATATTCACCACTTTGTACGCCGCCCTGCGAACCTTCGCAACGCCCCTACCACACAACTCACAATCCCCTCTCGAACAAGTATAAGCGTTATACCTCGTATACCCAGCCCGGACTTCCTGAACACTATGGTCCTCATACACCACCGGATCTCCAGGAGCGAAGCACACCACCCGTGTTTCTCCATCCGGAACGATTACTCTGGGAAGATACTTCCCCCTCTCATTCTTCCGCTCTTCCATGTACTCGTTAATCAGTTCTTGATGCTCGCCCGTCAACTTCCAAGACGCTGCTTCTTTCATACTTGACATGAAACTACTCCTTTCCCTTCTTGTTGACCTTAACACCACAACTCACCAACATCTCCTGTACTTGCCGTGGAGACAAGTCATGCGGACTTGTCTTATCCGCCCACCTATACCGCAGGCAGGGAACTACTTGCACAAACCTCTTCAACCGCTTTCGGACATTTATGTACCCATCCAATCCTCCCTGGTCGTTGTCCCCAAACCACACCACTCTTCCAATACCACTCTCCACAAGAAGAGAGGCTTTTTCTCTCGTCACACCGTTACCAAAACAACAAAGCACGTTCGGATACTTTAATTTCCTCAGCCACAAATAATCTTTTGGACCCTCCACCAAAATTACCGTCTTCGATTTCTTAGAAGACAGCCTATCCAACCCCCAGATCAAATCTTTCTTTCTTCCCGCCAACGCCTTGTCAATTTTGTACCCCCTGGATCTTCCCACCACACCAATCAGCTTTCCCCAGATATTCCGGATACCAAAGAAAATCACTTGTTTCCCAGGAAAGCAATCCCACGCCCGGAGAAAGCCGACACTGTAACCCCCCCACGGAGCCATCCGACCGTGCATGTCCAGAACATATTCCGGAATTTCTGTGGGTTCCACGGGTTCGGATTCTGTCCTTGGTGCATACTTGAATTCCCCAACCATATCCAGAATTTCTGCGGCTCTCCCATAACCGCATTTCTTCATCCCCATCACAAGCTGAACAAGACTCCCACCTTTCCCGCAGCTAAAGCAAAAGTAACAAGGCTTTGTGGAACTGACATAACATGAAGCACGTTTCTCCATCCCGCCCTTATGAAAAGGGCAACGGCAAATAAATTCCGTATCCGTTTCGCCGCCAATCCGCATTCCAAGTTGTTCTAGAAGATCCCTTGTTCTGTCTCGTACTGTCTGGATCATCATACAGACTCCTCCGCCATAATGGGCACATCCAATCCCATACCAAAGGCCCCCACTCTTTCCGAGAAGTCCATTCCCTCCAGATCAAAACCAATCTCCACTTCCGCCGTCTGTCCCTGCCTGCACTTCAGTATCTTGATTGTTCTTGTACTTAAATTCATCGCCCTGTTTGCCGACCGAACCTCCAAAAGATCATCACTGTCTTGCGACCAGCTTCTTGACCACGCTACGTCTTCAAGAGTGGAAAACCCTTTTGACTCCGCCGATCCCTTCAACTGTAACGAAGCCACCAATGGAACATCCAGATCTCTCGCCAGTCTCTTCAGGTCTCTCGATAGATTCACCAGCTTTTCTACTTTCGTGCCACCCCCCCTATCGTCATCCAACATGTATGCGCCATCTACAAGAAGAATCGTCGGCTTCGGGAACAGACTCTCGAATTTTCCGCGTAAAGACAACGGCCCACTTCCCTCATCCATTCTGTCATCCCCGATCACATAAAACGGCACCTCGGATTTCTGCTTGTCTTTGAAGAACCTCAAATAACTCTTTCGTTGCTTCCGCTTCAGCGTTCCCCGTCTCAATCGATCAAACGGTACCCCAGCCAGAATAGAATCCACACGCATGAGCATATCACTGACATTCATTTCCTTTGAGACTATCATCGGAACTTCTTTTTGCCGCCATGCTTGACACGCCAAATAACAAATAATCCACGTCTTCCCCACCCAAGTGAGCCCCCCCAACGTGACAAGTCTTCCCCTTCCCAATCCCAAGAGCACCTGATCTATCCCCGGCCATCCCGTGGCCACCCCACTCATTCCCTTCTGCTTACGCCTCTCCAGCATCTCATGGTAACGCCCAATCCCATCACTCGACACATTCACAATCTGAGCGCCCACACTCTCCATGCTGTATCTTGAAACTCTTTTCGTCAGTTCTTTCCATGTTCGCTCCGGATCATCCAGAGATCCCCCTTGTGCCATTTCCGCAATTTCTTGCAACACCATCCCTTTATGGCGATCCCGGACTTCTTCCAAAAGGGAGGACAGATTTGCTTTTGTTTTTACACGATGCCCGAACCCCCGGAATCTCTCCTTAAACACACCCCAGTCAGGAACGCATCCATGAGAGCGATAATGCCGCAGTAAATACTTCATCTCCCTTCTGCAAAGCCTGAACACTCCCAACAAAAGCCCTTCGCTGAAAAACTTCGCCACTTCTTTTTCGTCTGCACGAAACAATCTGCTTATCAACCTTTTCTCCGGATGGAGCATATGTACCTTTCTTTATTTTCATCAGATCACCAACTCGCCAATTGTTATATGACACTTCTTCCATGACTCGAATGGATGAACACCTTGTCTTGAAAACTTCTGCTTGGCCGCCAGAGAAGAAAAATAGATCTTGATGCTTCTTACTTTCATATCTCGATCCAAATACTCTACTCCGCTCCATGTCACCACTTCCCTGATTGGATAATTGTTCCTAATTTCCTCCGGCACAGGTGCATCTTCCATCACATAAAAATTCCAATACCCATATTTCTTCTCGTTATTCCTAATCGTCCACAAAAATTCTCTCCCCTCCCTGGAAAGAGACAAACATTTCCGACTTCGCAGGAACGGAAGTATCTTGGACAAAATCTTCTTCCAACCGTTCCCAGTTGGAGGATTGCACAGCATCGACGCATCAACCATGATTCCCGGCGCGGCTTCGTTGCTGATATCACCGTGTAGCATTCCACTTCCCCATGCTGAAAAAGATTTCTGTTTTGTCGTCATCACCAATCTTGAAATAAATATCTCCAAACCAATCCTTCGTCATCTCCGTCCCAACCACGGTAAACAAAGAGCTTCTCTGCCTCTCAAACACCAGTTGCTTGACGCATCGCGGTTCCATCCCACGCTCCTCACCCACATCCAAAATCCCAACCGCATGAGTCTGCGCCAAATATCCATTCTTATTTTCCAGATGTTGAGAAACCAAATCCCGCCCGGTCAGGATTGCCGATGTGAACCCACGGTCAGAAAAACACTGGAGCATGGACAGAACTAAAAAATCTCTTACTTTCCTGCGTTGACTGGAAACAACCGCAGTCCACCCCTCCCCAAACTCTTCCCCCCTCAATCGTCTCTGCATCGACAGGAGCGCCCTCTTTGTGTATTTCTCAAGTCCCTTGCAACGGTATGGGCATGCTTCAAACGCCACTCTCCCGATCATGGGCGATTTACCGGCAATCCCAGCCACACCAAGCTCCTAAAAACAACAACCCCTTCACAGGAGGTCCGGGTCCGTCGTCAGCCCCTCTGTATCGTGCGCATCAAACGATACAAGGCTCCGGACGTCGGACCCCCCATGAAGGGGTCGTCGTCGGCAAAAGGTCTTCGTTGTCATAATGCGCGTACCCCCACACCGTTGAGGACGAACTCAACGGCAACGGGGATTTTACCAGACCGTTTCCAAGTGTCAACCAAAATCCAAAAGATTTTTTTCGACTATGCATAACATATGCAACCACCCCACAAGCTAAAAGTCGGCAAAGGGAGTCTAAAAAGGGAACTAGGATAGGGCTATGGCTGCACAGGATGCCCCAAGACGCGAGATTTAAGAAAACTGGGGGGGGGAGTCATACTTCACTCTCTCAACCGTCCCTGCTCATCATGGAACCAATCGCCCTTCCACCACTCCGGATCGTTCGGATCATGCCACGGTACGACATAACCGTCTCCAATATCGTACCCGTGAATAAACCGATAGTTGGAATCTTTGATCCTCTTCGCCACCCTGCTCCTCACCGCGTCCACCACTTTTGTCCGAACATATATTCCCTTATTCACGTCAAACGGTTGCAGGTCCGGTTCCCGTCCCGCATCGAACTCCCTCTGACCGCTCTCCGTCAACAGCACCGCCATTCCCTGACAGGTCCGACATGGATTGATTCCGTATCGGCACTCTCCACAAAACCGGTAAGTCTTCCTATGCCCTCTGCATTCCCAGCAACTATGCTTTATGCCGCCGGGCAGCCACGTACACTCATGCTTCACCTTCGCTCTGCCGGTTCTGTGACACTTCCCACATTTCTTCAGTTTGGCGTCTTCCGCCGAAGTCCCCCTGCTCGTATCCCAATACTCACCATCCCCTCCACACACATCACATTCTTCAATCGCTGTGTACTCACACTGATTCACTTCCACATGCAACTGAAGCGCACGAACACAAATACACTCTCCATGCACAATCAATCCATCATCGCAGTTCGCGCAGTCTATGTACCTCTTCCCTCCACAGCTATCGCACTTCTTAATATATTCTTTCTTTTTCGCCCATTCTTGAATCGCTTCCCACCACTTGTTCCAATACTCTTTCTCAAAACCATGAAAACCAAGATTCTTAGCCCGCTCTGAAGTCCGAATATAATCCGTGTACGTTGTTGGCGGGTTCTCGTTCACCAGACGCAAAAATCTTTCTTCCTCCGTTTCTCTCGCCCCGTAGATCTCTTCAATATCTTCTTTGTTGATCGTCATTTCGACGGTCATACCGTCTTTCACGATCCGTACTGTAATAGTTTCTCTTGTCGTTGCAATCACATCGCCATGAATAACCCTGCCATCTTTTAGTTGGATATCATCCGCTGATACGAAAGAGACCGAATCAAAAAGACACCGCGCTATCAGTAGCACAATCAGCAATCGTTTCACAGCTTTGTAACCTCCAACCTTCCGCCAAGTCCCGCCATCTCGCAATGCCAGAAGAAGTACCCTTTTTCATCTCCACGCATTCCCAGTTTGTAATAGGCCACAAGCTTCCCTCCAGAAGATGCTGGCAGAGGAAATCGAACAACAGGTCTTCCGTCTCCGTAAATCCGATACTTCAACCTTTTCACACCCCCACTCTTATCTCTCTCGATCTCCGGTCCGTAGGGACCATCAAACAGAGGAATGTTATTCTCCATTTTTCCCCCTCATCGTTTTCACAATCTCATTCCGATTCATCACAATTCTCTCCAAGGTAACTCGCTTTCTCAAAAACCAAAACAGATTCCGCCTCTCCACCGCATACTGAAGCAACTTCTTCGCTCCCTCTTTCCCGAACTGCTTGATAAGCGCCAGCAACAAAGCCGGTTGCATCCTATTTTCTCTAGCCGCCGCTTTCGCGCCACAAAACTCGTCCAGTTGTTGTATGTACCACAACATGAAATCCCTCAAACTCCAACTACCAACATCAGATTCCACTTTCTTCTTCAAAAGTCCCAGCCGCCGAAGGTGCCGCAAATACCGATCTATTTTTCCCGGCCCCACTCCAACCACTTTTGCCAATCTCCCTTTCGGAGTCTTCGGCCACTCGTTCAACACCACCCACGCTAATTTCGATTCCACAGGAATTGGGCTTCGCAAAACTCTTCTCAAATCCGGTGCAGGTACCTTCACAAAAACTCCTTTGTAACGTGCTCGCCCGCATTGTCACTCTTTCCACTTCGTCAAATTCGCCAATACTTTCTTCCCTTCCGGAATCTGTTTGGCGATTTCTTCTTCGACTTCCGCCCACAGCTTCTTGAATCCCTTGCGTGTTTTCTTCGTCGGCACAGTTACTTCTTTTCCGGCGGAATAGCCCACCGAATCATAATTGGCCGACAACTTCACATTAACCGAAACCCAAATCTTGGAGTTCTTGTTGTCCACCTTCTCTTCCCCCGACTGTTCACTTCTTTCCATTTCCCTGCTCCTTTTCAATCATCCCCTTGTACTTGTTCTTCAACTTCTCCATCTCTTCCGCCGCCCGTTTGCTGAAGCTGGTCTCTTCAATCGGCAACCCTTGTCTCATCCCACACTCCTCAAACAACAACGATAGAACCCCGATTTCTTCACTCGTATACATTCTCCATCCCCTGCCGTTCTTGAACATCGCTTTTGGGATGATCCCATCCCTGTGCCACCGTCTCACGGTAAGAGGAGACCGCCCAATTCTCTCCGCAAGTTTCCCAATCGGGTACAACTCCATTCTCACGCCGCCGACTATCGTCGATTCAGTCTTTGCTCTTCCCATTGATCCTCTCCGCGAATCGTTTCCAATAAAAATCCATCGGGGGTATACGACCTGGATCATGGAGTCCCGCACTCGGATGGAACTGGCAATACACACCCTTCAGTAATCGACAAAATGACAACATCTGAAATTCGCCCTTATCAAAAAACTTTCCCGCAATATCGCCCATCGGAGGCATCGGCTTTCCGCTCAAACTGGATGCCGCCGTCGCACCGAGAAGAACAATCCATTCCGGGTCCACCAAATAAAGTTGATGAAGAAGATACCTCATACACTCCCGAATTTCCGTCGGCTTTGGTTTTGTATTTTTCCCATTTCCATCCACCGCCCGATGCTTCACCACATTGAGAAAGAGAATATTCTCTTCCCTGATTCCATTACGCGCCAACAGCTTTCCAAGAAACTGCCCGGCAGCCCCAACAAAGCACTCTCCAGTTCTTGACTCCTCTTCACCCGGACCCTCACCAATCAACACAATCTTCGCGGCAGGATTCCCTCTATCGAGAACGATCCTTCCATTCCCGTGCAAAGAGCACCGCTGGCAATTTTGAATTGTCTCTACATACCGTTTGTACGGATTCATGTGATCTCTTTGATAGCTTCTTTGGCTTTTTGTTTCGAGAGTTGCCCCAAACTTGCCCACCAGTTGCTAGAATCACCCTCAAGACGGCCTTGAAGAAGACGCTCAATAACAACTTTGGCGCAATCATGCGTCTGTGGTTGCCGCAAAAGACGATACAGGTATCCCCTTTGTTTTGGAGTGATTGAATCCCCTCTTTTCATCTCTTCTTTCGACACCTGCCACGACAAGGACGAACTCAACGGTCTCGAATCAGAATTCAAAAGAGCTTCTCCAAGTTGTCTGAATGTTTTCTTCATCAGCTACTCCTCTTTTACAATCAATGCCGGAAATTCTTTGATCTCCGTCACGGATGTCACATCTTTTTGTGACAACTCGCCGCGAAGAAGAAGCTCTTCCAATGTGCCACTGGTCACTTCTTCCACAGTCTGTCGTTGAATGTACTTCTCCAACCCCTTCTTCCTCAGCATTACTGCGGCTGCATTGCTGTCCACCGTCACCCTCTTTCGCAACTGCACTTGGCAAAAAATCCCTCCCTCAATTTTTGTTTGATGCCCGTTGCCGTCCACATCTGCGTCTCCCATCTCTTCCATGATCTCCCCACGGAGTTCTTTCTCATGCTTTTCCAGACTCTCTTTTTCTTTCTTGGTTTTCAGAAACGATCTCAACAGCCCCAAAAACTTTGATGTCTTAATGCTCATGTCACTTCTCCTTTTTAGGTTGCCGTCTCACCACGTTTCTTGGCGCATCTTTGAACGGTGTGTAACCCCTGCACTTCTTTCCCTCACTACACCCGCCACTTTCTCTTGACTTGTTTCTAACACTCCTTAGTTGACAATGCTGACACACCCTCCAATCAACTCCTTGGAATTTATCTGTTCTTCCCACAGTCACAGAATAACCACTCATATCCACAGACATCTTTTCCCCGCACTTTTCACATTTCTTTTTATCATCAAATCTTTCCAATGACAGATACACATTTTTTTCTGTGTAACCGCAAGAACAGAGCAAATCATAAATAGGCATATCTTTATCCTCCAAAATTTTCTGGGGGAAGGGGGGGCTGCGGAATGGGGGGTAGGAAAAAATACTGCGAACGACAGTGAGCAGTATTCCGCTTCCGATTACTATTTCCGCCAAACCACAGTTTCATCAGAGCCTCACTGGTCTATGTATTTGCTGTGAGCGCAGCGAACAGCAAATCCATTGTTCGCACTCCGAACGGAGTGAGGAGTGCGATTATTATTCTTCTTATTCTTTAGTTGTGGGTTTCCCTCTTCCCCCTTTTATCCCCTATTACCCTTCCATAGTAAGGGTCTCTCTCTCTTTCATTTTCTACATATACTATATGCTTTACGTGCATATTTTATGTACAACTAATATGTTATTGGAAAAACGATAGCTACACCATGTTTGCTCTGCATATAGCCCATTTCCGCAACTATTATTAGTCGAGAATCACTTTGTGCCACAAAGTGTGATAAATTAGTTTGCATTAGATTATTCCTTTTCCAGAATAGTTGCTTTTTTGTCATAAAAAATCAATCTTTTTCTGTATGCATTTTCCAGCATCCGACAATCATCAACAAAATCAATTACTAACGCATGCTTCTTTCCAGGATAGTTTCTTCTAGCTCTTCCAATAGATTGCGCTAAAAGATTAGTGTCTCGAACAGGAGAAGCAAGCACCACAGTATCAATTGGAGGAAGATCACTTCCCAACGCGATTAGTTGATATGTGCTGATTAATATATTAATCAGTCCTTTTTTTGCCGCTCGAAATCTTGTCTCGTTGCTAATTCCACCACCAAGAAGAAGGGTGGGCTTTAATCCATATTCCCAAAGAATAGATTTGAGTAGTTTTCCATGCAGCCTTCTCCGTACAAGTATCAGGATTTTCTTGCCGCGATTGTACTTCTTGATGATTTCTTCCACAATCAATTGGTTTCTGTTTTGGTCATTTGCAAGTACCTTTTCCACTTCCGGCCAGAAAAAAGAATCGTACTGAAAATTAGTCTGTACTAGTTTTACCAACACAGGAAGAGCTTTTCCCTCCGGTGCTGTGTAACAGACCTTTCCAAAAGAGTGATACATCAGTGGTTCTTTATGGTCTCTCCTGTTTGGAGTTGCGGTAATCGTCAATCGATACTTCGCCCAAAAAGGTTCCACTGTTTTAGACCAAGCCGGGGCTGGGAAGAGATGACCTTCATCTGCAATCAACAACCCAAATTCTTTTATCAGGCTGGAAAAATCTCTTCTGATGAGCGTCTGTACACTCGCCAAGGTAATAGCATATCCAATCTTCCATGTGTCTCTTTTGATAAGTCCAACAGCATCTCTTCCTATTCCAAATAGTTTTTCAATGTCTTTGTACCAGCCCTCGAATAAGGGCATCCTATGAAGCAGCACGATTGTTTTCTGTCCAAGATGTGCCGCAACGGAAAGAGCACCCACAGTCTTTCCAGCACTGGTTTCTGCAAGAATGACTCCTCCACCTGTTCTCTTAACGATCTCTCCAACTTCTTTCTGCCACGGATACAACTCAATTCTTGGTTCCGGGAACTTGACAGGAACTTCCACACGCTTGTCCTTGATGACCGCTCCATTCACAAAAGGCTTCACATCAAAGCCGTTTGGAATCAAGAGAGCGTCTGGTTGTCTTACGTAGTTTCTAATGAACTCCGGAATCTTTGTAAACTTGGTGCCCCAAGGAGAGAATTTCTTTACCGCCTCAAACTGTGGGTTTCGTATCGTCAGCTTCTGTTGTATCTTTTCAACAGCAGCAGCCCCTACATCGCCAAACGGCACTCTGGTTTTGTCGGTGATGACAATGCTCATGACTTCTCCGTATTTCTGACAACATTATAGCGCAAGTGTTTGAACAGGTCAAGGAAAATCTTTAGGGTATGAACTTGTTCATACCCATAAATAATTGGGAGTTATGACTTCCCTCCACCCATCGCGGTCCAATTTATCTCGGCCCGTTGGGTGAACGCAGTAGAGGCATACACTTGAAAGCCGCTTTGGGTGCGGTAGCCGATCTTGAGAGCAGTCGAAAGATCCTCGTCTCCCGCCGAGATTTCTGGAGTGATCTGGATGCACCTCACAATGAAAAACGGGACACGGAAAGAGACACCAACATTCTTGCTTCCAGCCGTGAGAACGGTTCTCCCATATTCCACTCGATCCATGTGGTACATGGAAGCCAGACGTTGGGGAGCCGGTTGCTGGAAATAGGGTCTCCAATCTTCCAAGCTGTATTGTGTAATGGGTCGAATAGTTCCAGCAGCCCCCGTTCCATCATCTTGTACTATTACTGCCACTACTGGAATGTTGGAAGTGTAGTTTGGGATTTGTGGGTATGCCGCCCCGGAGAGAGTAGCTGATTCCGGTCCAGACCACATTCGTGTTTTTGCATCCTGATCTACTGTAAACACAACTCGCATGTAGTTATTTGGAGACATGGAAGGAGTCTGAAATTGGTAAGTAGGCCCAAGATTGATTTCTCCACCGCCAAACGTGTAGGAATAAGTATGGTCTGTGAAAAATCTACCTGATGTAACCCTGAAGCCTTTTTTATTATCCAAAGAGGGATCAGCGTAGGCTTGAAATTGACCAGATGTGGTATTTATTCTATGTGCCACGCTTGGAAAATGCCGACTTACTGTAACATCCCGACCTAGAATAGTTTGAGTTTGAGTGATGGCGTCAGAACGATTGTTCATATCCGCTGCGTCTGCTACTGTTCCAAATCCTGTATAAGAAACTAATGTAGCATCGTCTAAGTCATCTGCATGATGGGTGATTACCCCCAGTGTGTAATCAACATAAAATTCTCCTGATTGAGTGGGAAAGTATGTTCTCTCTGTATAGGTCTTGGAACCAGAAACGGAGATAGTTGATCCAGTGTCAGGAATTTCGGCTAGTTTGTATTCGTAAGGAGAAGTAGTGGGAATAGTATGAGATTCATTGGAAATTGCAATTCCAGAATCTCTTCGGTTCACTTCAGTAGCAAACGAATCCAAGGAACCGTCAAATACACTTGGGCACATATCTAACTACCTTCCTCTTGCAGATGTTTTTTCACCAGCCAAATCAACGGTTACTTTTTCTTCTCCAGGAAGTTTGAATCCGAGATCCTTGAAAGACTTTACAGTCTCCATATCCAGTACATTGATAAAAACAAGGAACACCCCCAAAGGATTCTGGAGGCCATGAGAAGTACTTGTTCTTCCGTATGTTGACTGCCCATATTTCGTCACTCCGTAGAATCTAGGTTGGGGAGCTACATCAAAATATATTTCAGCCGCCAGACGTCCATTAGTTCTTGGTTCTTCTGGTGACTGTACCCTGAATACAATTGGAATCTTGCTATTTTTGTATAACGTACCGATGACTCGTTTATTATTTCCGCCCATGCTGGTAAATCCTTTGTTGTCAGGATTTACCGATACCCAGTTTGCTTGGGATATTTCTTGTCCTCTCTCATCCGAGTCCCCAAAAGAGCGAAGTCCAATTCTGCACCCCTTCAAATCTTCTCCATCATCTTGATCTCGAAGCCACCACAAATCCAAAGAAAAATCTCTCTGTGTTCCGGGAACATACCAATTCACCGGAATCATACGAACAACTTCATTTGTAGTGGAATCGCCGTCATCATCCGGCACAATTAGTTCCAAACCGCGAGAAGGTGTTTGATTGAAACCGCCCACGATTATCCTCCAGAATGCGCTGCGAGAATTTTAGCCATTTTTCTT